CTCCGGTCCTGACGTTGCCGTTGCCCCCCCTTGGGGGGGTATGGGGGGGTAAGGAAGGTGCGGCTCCGCCGCGGCTTCGCCTTTGACTTTGACTTTGACCTTGGGGAGCTCGAGGGGTACCCCCTCGAAAAGACGGCTGGCGCTTGCGCCAACGTAGCCCTTGACCTTGACCCGCCGTGGCAGTTGACCCGATGGATGCGTACCAGTGAGTGTCAATATGGCACCCAAGATTAACTATTAGTACGATCAAACCGCTGGGAACCACTAAGCCCTCGGTTACTCCCGAAGGTGATCAGTGATAATAGGTTGGTCTATGTACCACTCCCTCACGTTTCAGTGACTTCTCTTAGCAAAAACGTTGGAACCGGCAGGTTGGTTGCCACACATCTAGTCCCCATAAAGTAAAAGTTAATCAAAGCTATACACCTATCAGTGCTAGGTCATAGCAAAAGCGCAGTTGCTTCTCCCAGCTTGCTGGGGCATTTATGCCTTTGACCTTGCCTTTGACCTTAATAAACGACGCGGCTTGCCGCGACATTCTACCCGAGCGAAGCGAGGCGATTTCCAAAAAAAACCCCCATTGCTGGGGGTCATTACGTTTCGGCAGCTTAGTCACAGTTTCCACACTGGGTGGAGCCGTCAGGTAGTGTGATCTGGTTGGAACCCTGACACTCTGTGCAAACCTGAATCTCCTCCTCATCCTCTAGTGCTGGGTGCATGGGTCCTCCTCATCATAGTGAATGCCGCAGACTTCACAGTAGACTTCCGCCGGTCCTCCCAGTAGCACAGACTCAAGCCAATCAAACTCAAGCTGAATCGCTCGCTGGGTCTCGCCATACTCGGCTGTGAGATACTCGCTCGCTGTCTGGTTCATGCCGCCTCCTCCGTGTCACGCTCGGCTTGGTTCATCTTGGCGCGGGTCTTGGCATTCGCTCGGTTCTGAGTATCGCGAGCCACTATAGCCCCGTCCTCCTGCGGTCCTTTGCCGCTGTCGATCTCATCCTCTCCCATCAGGCTCTCGACGGGATCAATAAAAAACGCTTTGCTCTGCTTGTCCTCTACACCAAAATAAAAAGTGGGCGCGTCGTCGGGTTTCTTACCTTGGGCCTTCCGGTGTTCTTTGGCCGCCCATTGAATAGCCTTCTCTTCGGTGAGCTTGTAGCCCCAGACATTAAAGCAAATTTCTAATTCGTTGGCGGTGTCAGGGCAGAGCGTCATTTTCATCTCGCCACTAGCGCGGCCAGCCCGACCGAACAACCCATAAGAATACATATCAAGAAGGGCAAGTTTGATGTCGCGTGGTGTGTATAACTTAGTCATATGAATAGCCTCAAATATAATTGTAGCCTCATTGCTACAAAACAGATTCTCTCATGGATTGGGCAAGATCACAACAGATTAATGCTGATTGATCAGACTAAATAAGCATAATGGCATGGTGCTAATAACCAGAATTGACCCCTCCCATGTCTAGCTGGTTGTTAGATGTTAGGTGAAGGAGGCGTCCCCAAGCCGACTGGAGCCGGTTCGGATAGCACCAGCCTAGCCGTAGCATCCACCGTCATAAAGAGTGCAGTATCTGAGCTTGCGAAGGCATCTAAGCTTTTGACTTTGCCGTAGGCGGCGAGCGTAGCTCGCGTTTTTTTCGCGATCCTGACGGCTCGCTTATGCGCGGAACAACGCGCTCAACAGACAGGCTAGGTTGTGGGAGGCTGGAGATGAGGAAGACACAGACAGAGTGGGGGGATGCTGGAGATGAGGAACCACTGAGCAGACACCAGTGGGGGATGCTGGAGAAGCAAACATAAAGGAAGACACTCAGAAACTGTGTGGCCCCCATTGCTTACGCGGGGCCACAAAGTTTCCTCGCTTAAATAAAGTTTGATTATCTAACTCAATGTGTTACAATGTGGATTAATCAATAGTGAGGAGGTAGACATGTGGAAGGATGAACATTTGCAGGCACTGATAGTACTGAGTGTATTAATAATAATTTACTCGCTGGTTTCGTGATCCCCCGCCCAAGTGCGGGATCACTCAACCAACTCGGAGGATAGAGATGAAGTATCAATTGATAGATGAGAGTGGGCATTTAATAGCAGAGGTTAAGTTTAATAGCAGTATCCATGATGACTTGATAGCAGTGTACCTACAGGATATGTGTGAGTGTGTAGGTGCCATGGGATATGCACCAGTAAAGGAGGCGGCATGAGTTATTACATAGCACCACAGAGTGACACCTTAATGTTGGGTGATGTTGTTATTTACCGTGTTGTTAAACGACTAAAGGATTTCAAAGCAGAGGATGGCAAGAAGTACCGTGTGTTTAAAGGCAAGAAGGAGAAGGATCTGAGCATGACTGTCCCTATTTATTATGGGGTGGATGGCAAGTTGAAGAAGGCTAAGTCTGAATTTGTATTGAGATTCTGATGGAGACTAGCGATTGGGTAGAACTCACACCTGTAATGTTGGTGCCATGCACTGGGTGTGGTGCGTTATGGCAACCAGATGAGGCATGTTTTATTTGTGATGACGTGCCATTAACTACTAATGAGGAGAGTTTAAATGACATACGAAGTGAAAGGTTATCTAACGATTGATGCTGAAGATTATTGCTGGTGAGATAGAGGTACATACAGATGTAAGAGGGCATCCTTGAATTGATGGAACACAATGACATTAGCAGTGATGAGGTGATGCAGTATCTAGATGCAAGTGACGGCCTTGATATGGATGATGTGCTGAAGTTTATATCTGAAGATGCAGATCATTCACAGCTATACCAGATAGTGATGGCCTCTTTCGAGAGGATTCAACAGGACTATACCAATGTGCATCAGCAGTTTGATGCTCAGCGGATACGTCAGGCACAGACTCAAGTAGCAATGGGAGGTACATCTTATGTCAGCTAAGTCAGACCTAGTTGTTAGGCCAATACTAGAAGGCCATTGAAAATGGTACTGCCCCTTGGCAAAAGGGGTGGGTATCTAAGGGTGGTATGCCAATGAACCATCTCAGTGATTACAAGTATGGCATTGGTAATGCTGTTAACTGTTGGGTACACAACGAGAAGTATGGGTATACATCTAACCGATACATCTCAGTCAAGAAGGCAATCAGTCTTGGGTTCAAGTTCAAGGGTGAGAAGGGAGATGATGTAGCGTAAGTCATTTCCCATTTACTTTTTTAGCAAGATGGAACGCAATGATGCAGGTGATATTACCCGGCATCCGTTCATGATTGTTACTAACAACGCCAGCATTGAGCAGTTCGATGGCATTGAAGATGTTAAAGGAGCCTGTGTTTGTACATGATGGTGCTGATCTAACACCAGCTACTCAGTTACAAGGTAGCACTGGGTGTGAAGATGCGGGAAGGCGAGCCTAGTTACAGGCCACTAACAGATGAGGTGGCAATGCCTGACCTGTGCCAGTTCAAGACAGTGAAGGGTTACCTATCCACCATGTTCCATGAATTAGCACACAGTACTGGGCATGAGAAGAGACTCAAGCGTGACATGACAGGTAGGTTTGGTACACCTGAGTATGCTTTTGAGGAGCTAGTAGCAGAGTTATCCGCAGTGTTCTTGTGTGCTGAGCATGGCATTGACTATGACATTGAGCATCATGCTAGTTACTTAGGGCATTGGGCCAAGCTGTTGAAGGATGACAGTAACAAGTTCATCAAGGCCAGTACTGCGGCTAACAAGGTGCTTAGGTATTGCAGTGAGGCAGTAGCAGTGAAGATGAAGGAGGCAGCCTGAATCCGTTGCGCCCTCATTCTTCGGGGGCGCATCCGGTTCAGCCAAGGAGATAGAAATGGAGCTAGTAACAAGCAATAAGATTGAGGTTAGCTGTGACATTTGTGGTGAGGAGATGAAGAAGTCAGGAGATACATGGGCCTGTTATCCATGTAAGCACATGCTGTATGAGTCAGAAGTATCAGACCATCAAGTAACAATCATTGAGGAGATTTAATATGAGCGAAGACTACAATTCAAATCAGGTTATATACAGAGTGGAGTACCGGCATGAGATGAGTGAAGGCTGGAGACATTACTACTCTGACCCAGAGAAAGCTGACGCATTAGATATGTATGCTCGGCATATATCTACCTACGGCAAGGAGCAGTGCCGATTGGTAAGGACAACAGTAGGTACTGAACTCTACAAATACGTGCCAGTGTTTCAGAAGGAGACAGAAGATGAGTGATTGGCAGACACAAACCCGTGGGTCTAATGAAGATGAGTATGACATCTACTTGTCCTGTACTGATGACACTCCACCCAAGTCATTTGATGAGTGGCTTGGCAACAGTGATAGATGGGGCAAGCTAGATCAGATGTATGAGGAGAGTATGGCAATAGCAAGAGCGAGGTGTTCATCATGAAATGTGAGTGGTGTTGTGAAGCTATCACTAGCGATGAAGATACTAAGTACTGGCCTGATGACTTGCCTAGTCACATACCTGTGCCAGATAAAACGGACGAGATGACCTATCATAAGTGGTGTTGGGATGAGGTCATAGCAGATGAAGAGTTGCAGTTAGCTAAGGAGCGAGCATGAGCAGTAATGTTGTACAACTTAAAGTATGGAGTACATACAAGGTGTCTTTTAACAGGTCTACTTCTTATGTGGCAACAGTCATAGCTAGTGGGGAGGCTGATGCTAAGAGCATGGTACTCCGCACATTAGATGATGAAGACATGGAGCTAATGACAGAGATACTGACTAGCAAAGGCACTACATACACTGACATTACAGGGGTATCAAATACATGAGCGACGAAATAGATTCAGAATCAATATTCTCTGCGACAGCCCGTGGTGAAAAGCTAACAACAATAGGAGTAACCAACGAGATACTAGATATGCTGAAGATATATAAGGACAGGCTGAGTGACGAGCTAAAGTTTACTGTCAATAACAGGCAAGCTATTAGTCACATGATAAGGACTGCATTAGAGGAGAAGGACAAATGAGAGAGATCCGGATTGTTATGAAGGTAAGCACAGATGATATTGATTGGGGTAAATCCTCTATCACTCCAGTAGGCAATGGTTTGTATGACTATTACCTAGATGACTGCAAGTATCAGGGTCAGGTCATTGACTTCAAGATTGAAGATGATGCACTTGAACACCTAGAGTTCTTGCATGGAGAGGCATTTAGCTAATTCATAGGCGCGGCTCCTCGGATGGCACCGCTAGCTGTCATCACTTACCGGCACTGCACAATGTATAAACCCTGCCGCGCACTGGTTCTGTAGGTGGAATCAGAGAATAAGGGGAAAGTGTCGGGGCTAGCACACAACGTGGAAAAGAGAGAGGCGACAGCCTAATTACTAGGACAGAGAGAGGGGGATGTGGCACAGAGGTAGCTACTACGAGCCACATGCGCCACGGAGAGCAACGAACAGGACTAAGAGGTAGGTATGGTAGGGTCTACAGGCTTTGTCTGTGACAGCCGTTTAGCTAGCTCCTGACGTGACACCATTGGTCTGTTCTTGCTATTCATCATGTAAGGAATGTTCTCCTTATCCAGTATGTCGCAGAGGATATTGATCTTGCGACACTGGAAGATTTCTTTTAGCTCTTCATACTTTACAAAGTCAAACATGTATCAATTCTCCCAAGGCAGTGTTGATTTAGCTGGGGCTTGAGGTGCGCCACCTTCACGCTCTGACATGCGCTCATCAACAGTGATGTAGTACTTACCACCACGACTAAGCTTTATGTTGAGATGAACCTTCTCTACTTCAGCACCGTACTGGGCCTTGTAGGTCTTAACAAATTCCCATAACTCTTTAGGGTGTACGACCATGTTAGCAATGATTGACTTCCCTTCCTGCTGTGGTGTGCCAGCAAAGGCATACACTTGGTCACTAGGTACGAAGGTTCGGATGCCTGTCTCGGGCAGTGGCTTGTCATATACCTTATCCATTAGCAGTCTCCTTGATGACTTCTTTCATAGTGGTGTTCCATTCATTGGATCTCATGTAGGTGCGCTCTTCAGTAGTGAAGATGCCACCTTTGGTAGGTGCTTTGTACAGTCTCTCCTGTGTCTCATGGCTAAGCTCAGAGTACAGTTGGCAACCATAGGTCATATCGTTATCAGCAATAGATTGCTTGATAGCAGTGATAGATTCCCAGTTGTTGCGGACTGCTTCCATGTGGTCAAGCAGGTAGTCAGTAGACTCAGCCACTTTCTGTTGGTGGATAGCACCAGCTACCTCATCAGCAGAGGCATACTCAGTACCAGCCAAGCCAATAGCGGCAAGCGCCCTGCCCAGTGCAGAGGTCTCACAGTTTTCGAGAGCAGAGGTAGAGTTAATCTTAGATGCGGCTCGCCATTCTTCAGCGTGACCAACACCTCTAACCCTGCCATCAGGATCAGTGATCCATGCCTTCATAACAACAGACTGATCACTAACACTAACAACTTCAGTGTGGATGCCCCAATCTTGGTAAGCAGATCGGAACTCATTAACCCGCAAAGCTACAGTGCGGTAGTTTTTACCGTGGATAGATACTATCCCAGTGTCCTGACTCATATTACATTCTCCTTTGTTGTACTTCACAGTACATTAGGGATCATAGGGTAAGCAGGCGCACAATGCCAGTGTGAAAATGCACATTGTTTGTGTGGTAGTTGACAAGTAAAGAGAGAGGAGTAAAGTAGAAAGGTGGCTGTTGACTAGCTCTATGGCAGGACTAGTCAACGAAGATAAAGGAGAATGCTGTGTTATCTAACCACCCACTGGGATGGTAGCACAGCCCCCTAGCAAATAGGAGGCAACGTGTCCGCATCAAATCTAGGCTGGTGTTTCCAGCAAATGCAAGATAAGAACCTCACTACCAGCACAAGACTTGTGTTGCTGTGCCTCAATGAGCATACAGCAATGGGCAGGCATGGTGATTGGCGTGTGTTTCCAAGTCAAGAGCGCATCGCTCGAATGGCAGGGCTATCTAGAAGGCAGGTAGTCAGGTGCATGAAGGATCTAGCAGAGGCTGAACTGCTGACCATAGCAGAACAATACGATACCAATGGTAGGCAGACAGCAAACATCTACTGGCTACACGCACCTAAAATATTTGGAGATGCCAGTGAGGGTGACACAGAGTCATCCCTAGGGGTGACACACAGTCATACACGGGGGTGTCACACAGTCATAGGGGAGGGTGACACAGTGTCACACAATCCCCTTAATAAGGAACCCCTTAATAAGAACACCTCTATACCTTTTCAGGAGGTGGTGGATTTATATCACTCTCTTCTACCTAATCTTCCCGCTTGCCGAGTGCTAAACAAACAGCGCAAAGGAAGAATTAGAACACTCCATAGAAACAAGGATCTATTCAATTCAGATCTCACTGCTTGGTCTGAGTACTTCACTTATGTAGCCAATACAGAATGGATGCACGGATCAAACAACAAGAACTGGGTAGCAGACATAGACTTTCTGCTTAGAGAATCAACAGTAATCAAGTGTCTTGAAGGCACATACAACCAGAGGAGCAAGGCATGAAGTTTGGTGGTGACCAATCAGATGTGGGTAATGGCTTCCCTCCACCCGAAGGCAAGTGTCAGGGATGCGGGAACAACTCAACATGGAGGATGATAAAGATAGCTAGGCAGGGCCAAACATGGAAAGCCGCCTATCCTCACAACGTGCTGATGGGATGGCAGTCAGGATCAGAGCCTAACTGGAAGAGGATAGAGTTAAGAACAGGGCTACAGCATGAAGGATGGCTGGAGTATTGCTCCGAATGTGAGCCAATGCCGAACAGACCAACACCATCAACACTAACAGCAGAGGATATAGCTGAACATGCTGGTGCCACGCTTGAGTCAGTAAAAAAGATGCTGGCAGAGGCACAAACAAAAGAACTTCCATACAACAAATACCAGAGAGGAGAGATCGTATGACTTTTGTGGGTACCGCAGAGAAAGACTTAGGTGAATTGCTGGAGGTTTTACCTAGAGTATTTGATATGAAGATGGCTGTTCAAAGCACAGGCTGGGACAAGGGTAAGGTAAGGCAGGCAATCATAATGGGGACATCTCAAGACAGGCTCATGCCTGCGGCTAGGTTCACTAATGCTACCAATGATATGAGGTGGGAGAACGTAGCTTGGAGAAAGAAGTGGATAACTCAAAGGTGGACACCATGAGTGCGATTACTTGGGATGTAACTGATAAGCACAAGGCCAAGATGTTTTGCCAGTATGTATCTGAGCAAGCAGAGGAAGGGATAGACAGGACATACAGTGTGGTCAGGTCTAATAGATCTAGCAGGCAGTCTAATGCCCTTCACCTTTTCTTTAGGAACATGGCTAGTGCTTTAAATGATGCAGGGTTTATGCAGAAGCACCCATTCAATGAGGAGTTTGAGGTGCCGTGGTCAGAGAACTCCATTAAAGAACTGTTCTTCAAGCCTATAATAACAAGCATGTACGGCATCAAAAGCACTCGGAGCTTATCGACCACTCAATTATCTGATAGTGCCAACGCCATGATTGACTCCATCAATATGAAGCTGGGAGTCTTTGTTCCTTTTCCAAGTATGGGAGAACACCTCTGATGGGTATCAAGAGAGATCAAGCTGATGTCTGGTTTAGTAAAGCTGTGCGCCACAGGGATAAACATCTCTGTCAATACTGCGGACAAGATGGGACTGATAGCGCACACATCTATGGACGAGCTAGGAAATCAACACGCTGGTCAATGGACAATGCTCTGTGTCTGTGCCGATACCACCATAGGTACTTTACTGAGAACCCAGTAGCCTTCCATGATTTTCTATTGAAGTTATGGGGGGAAGGTCATTTGGACATACTAAGAGAGAAGGCGAGTGCAATCATGAAGACTAATAAGGAACTAAGAGCAGAGATTAGTAAGCATTACAGAGAGGAAGTCAGGGCCGCAGAAGCAGACCCTAACTACACAATCATTTCATATAACTAGGAGATTACTATGCCTTACACAAGAGAAGGGATTGGATACCAAGGCCGAGACACCAGCATGGATGCGGCTAACAGTAACGTAAAGGGTAGGCAGACAATAAGAGATCAGGTTTATGAGGCACTTGCTAGCTCTCCTCTACCACTCAGCACTGAAGAGTTGGCTGAGAAGATAGGCAAACCCTTTGCATCTGTACAGCCAAGGACGTCAGAGCTTTGTAATGACGGGAGGATTTGTGACAGCGGCAAGAGAGGCAAGACTCAGTGGGGTAAAGCCTGCATCTTATGGGGAGTTGTCTAGTGGATAACCTTAGCGAACTGACCTATGAACCAGATGAAACTATAAAGACATGGCATTTCTATAACGCTGATGGAGATGCGCTCATGACACTGACCATTAACTATAAAGATGGACACACCGACAAGAACCTTGAGCGGCTGATTAAGTTACACGCCATAGGTTTTAGAGTTAAATCTATTTCCTAGGTGGGCCTTTACCACGACCCTTACCTACTGATGACTTGGCTGGGCTTCGACCGTCAGACCTAGTTCTATCCCAGCCACCACCCTTGGGGGGAGACTTGTTCAGTGTCTTGACTAGCTTGCCACATCCACGCTTACACTTAGCTCTAGCGGCGGCGGCAGACTCAGCATAGATGCCAGTGTTCCTGCCCTCAAAGAAGTACAGCTTAGCCATTACTCACGCGCTCCTGTCTCAGACAACAAGTACTTTCTATTTATATCTTCAATTGGTGCTGGCAAGGGCGCTCTGATTGGGACTCCTGCAATGTTTGTATCAGATAAATTATCAAAGAATCTACCTGTCTGCTTAACAATTGGTAGCTGTGCTAATGGATACATGGCACGTTGTCCCGGAGTCATGTCTTCATTGCCCTTTAACGTCACCATCAATAGCATCCTTAATATCAAACACCATGTCTTTAGGTATGTCTATGCCAATGGGTATCAAAGACTCAAGCCAAGTAAGGAAGATGCCGTTACGCATCATGCGACCCCATTGGTAATCATTAATACCTATGGTGTTTAGAGATGCAGTGGAGATGATCTGATCTCCCATACCCATCAAGACACCACCGGCTGTGAAGTTGCCATCCCCAAACATCCACTGCCTAGACTCATTCAGTAAGCCAAATGAACCAGCGGCGAAGATAACGTACCGTTTCATGTAATCAACAGCGGCCTTAGTGTTACCTTCTAGTATGTTGTCAACGATGTTCTTCTCAACAAGAGCTAACTGCTTGATTGCAAAGCCACGCAATGCCCACATCATTCTAAAGTTAGGGTGCCTTGCCCATGCCGCCGGTCTTCCTGACCCAGAGATTAGTTGTTGTTGCCCAAGCCCAGCAAAGAATAACTCTTCCATTAAATCAGAGCCTTCCTTACTGTACTTAGTAAGGTCAGTGCCGTGCTTTTTAATCTGGGATTGCAGGATGCCTAACTGCTTCTCATTAAAATAGAATCCCCACCTAGCTTTGAGGTTGTCCACCTCATCTACTGTGCTTTGAATAATCATCTTGCTGATAGGAGTTCTTGCCTACAGTATCAAACCAAGAGAAGCCTGATGCATTCATTGCTATGTCTGTACCCTTACGGGTTACATAAGCGGCAAGCTGTGCAGGAGTAAAGTCCCCTGACCTCATGCCATCAATCATCAAGTCTCTAAACTCACCTACGTTCTGGCGTATACCTTGGTCTGTTATGTTCACACCCTTGACGTTTGCTATACCTCTAAAGCTACTAGGGCCATACAACACAGCCGCCATTGGTATGTCATGCAGGTTGAGGACAGCAGACTTAAAGCCAGCTAGTGAGCCAAGGTAGCCAACAGAGTTCAGTGCTTGTAGCCACCCATTAGGAGATCTGGTGCTACCAACAAAGTCATCCGACATAGTTTTAGCCGCAAACTTAGCGGCCTCTGGGTTGATGCCACGATCTATAAAGGACTGCTCCAGCCGTTGAAAGACCTTATAAGCGTCTTCTCCGCTGTCTATCTCTGGCATCTTTAAGCCAAACTTCTTACCTAACTGATACAACTGCTCAAGGTTTGCAGTTCTTCTGAAGTCAGTGAACAGAGGGTTCATGTACTCATCTATATTCGAGTCACCTAATATAAATGAATTGCGACTTCTCTTTTCAAGCGCCGAGTCTTCTCTGCTTAGCGGATCATAATCAACCTTCTCTCTACGCTTAACTTCAGACTTTTTGATGCGCGCTTCTTTTGCTTCCTTAGTAAGGTGCATGTGAATGTGTACATCTTTTGACGCCTTACCTTCTGTGAACTGCTTCATGCCACTCAATATATCTACATGAGCAACCTTCTTTTTCCTGTTCCACTCAACGTAATTATCCCAAGCCACAAGCGCATCATCGCCATACTTGGTCTTGATGTAAGCCTGTAGGTTTTCCATCGTGGCTTCTTTATTTATTCGGTTCCAGCTTTCAGTACCTTTGGTGTACTTATATGTGAGCAGGTTATATCTATTGGTTACATCACCAATCAAACCCTTGAGGTATTTGTCTGAGTCAATGGCTTTTGACAGGGGGGTTAGTGGCTGACCTATCTCAACAAAGTCCTTAGTGGTCACCCTGCCTGCATTAGTAGATGCTATCTGATAGTAGCCACCAACCTGCTTGGATACTCTTTGATACAGGGTGTCTTCACTGCCCCTGACAAAATCGTCATACAGTTTTCTGCCGCCTAGCACTAATGAGTCCCATAGTTCCCCAGCATTCCTAGCGTCACGCCATGTAGCATCCCGTAGTTCCATTTGAATCATGCTGGAATTAAGCGGATCTCCGTTTGCTACTGCCTCTTCTCCTTCCTTAGTCAGGGCGATAGACCCATCTTCGTTATACTTCTCCTTGATAACCTGACGTGCTGGCTTGTATTGGTAGTTAGAGTTCTCAAACTTCATGGTTTGCTCAAACTTAGTAGAGTCAACGCCAGTTAATTTAACTCTCTCTATCTTGGCTGATGGCACAACAAACTGATTGCCCCTCTCGTCTTTAACTAAGACCTCTCGCTCTTGGCTTTGGTATCTTTTATCTGGGGCTTTCTTGTTGTTCTTCTTAACACCACGGACGATTGTTACTCTTTTAAGCTCGCCCTTATTAGTCCTGTACAAGACAGACTCACCTGTCTTTTGTGCTTGGTTAATGTTTTGTATCAGGATGTCATCATCAGCAACATCATCAGCATCTGTCCTAGCTCCGGTGGCACCAGCCTTTCCATTTCTGCCAGCACCTGTAGCCCAATGAACTACCTGCCCTGCTGATAAGCCAAACAGACCACCCACTACACCGCCTGCTATTCTTTCTTCTGCGTTGTTACCTGACAGCGTTCCGTATATCAGACCCTCTGCTCCGTAAGCCCCTCTTTCATTTGCTATCTGAACACCGCCTATCTTCCCTGACCTCTTGGCTAGCCCTGCTATGACACCGCCTGAAAGTCCTGCCCCTCCTAGTTCTCCAGCTAATTGAGTCTTGGGGTAGGCTCTGTTGAGAAGGCTACGCTCTTGCCTGATCTCTTTAAATACATCGTCATACTCTTCACCCATAACAGAGCGAAGCCCTGACTCTGCATAGTCATAGGAATTTAAGGTTAGTGCATTAGCTACATTTCTTGCAGAGTTTCTTAACAAGAACGAAGCGCCACTCTCCCTTTCTTCAGGCATGTACTTCCTAGCTTCTGACTCAGCATTAAGTCGTTGCTCATCAGTCATGACTAGTGCTGGTGCAGGGGCATTAGCCTCTATTATTCTTCTTGCTTCCTCTGCCGCATCCTCTCTTCTGGCTTCTTGTATCACTGCCGGTGGTTGTGTTGCAGGCTTCTCAAACTGTGTAGGTAATAGCTTCTCAGTAGACATAGCGTCAGGTGGTATCAATGACTCTGAATCCACTGTGTATTTAGGAGGAGGAAAGCTTTCAATAGACTCCCTTCTGACAACAGGAGTAACAACACCAATACCCATGGTGACTTCTTCAGGAGAAGAAAGAACAGTCTGTGGAGATGCAGGCGAAGCCCACACACTAGATGCTAGGTCAGACTCAAGGTTAGGCTCGGCACCTACCTCTGGCGTAGGCTGGGCAGGAACAACTGTCGCCATCTGTGACGCTAGCTCTGACTCCAATCTAGGCTCTGAACCTACCACCCTCTCAGGTTCTACAGGAGGGCGCTGGGGAATAGGAACCTGACCCCTCTGCGTTGGTACTATCTCCTCTAGTACTGGCTCAGGGACAGGCTCTGGTGGCCTTACAACAGGGTTCATTGCTTGATCCTGCTGTGAAGCTAGCATTGCCTCTATGTTGGGCTGTGATTCCGGTCTCAGTGGAGCGGTTGGGGCCGGTGGAGGCTGTCTCTTTTGTGGTATAGGCACCTGCCCTCTCTGTGTGGGGATAATTTCTTCTAGCTGTACAGGAGGAGGAGGTGTGAAAGATGTGTCAGGTACTGCATATCTGTCTAGTGTCTGACGTGCTAGCTGTGAAGCGGCTGGCTCCCTACCAATACTGACAGGTGCTGTATCTGTAGCTGGTATGTCTACACCTAGACCAGCCATCATGCCTTGACGCTTACGCTCTAGCCTATCCTCAATGCCAAAGTTAGTCCCTGCTAATGAGGGCTGTGGTTCTATTGGGCCATCAGGGGTGGGTTGCATTGCCTGATCTTGGCTAGATAACAGGCCAGATAATAAGTTTGACTCTGACTCGGGAGCTTTTGCTACAGGCTGATCTATCTCTTCGGGTAATGGGAGGTACTTGTTCATTTCCCTAAGAGTGGCTTTGTCTTTATAACCTTTACTGTGGTGTTTAATGGCAAAGAAATCTCTAGTAGCCCCAATGTCACCAGACCACATCCTTTCAATGTCTTTGTTATCTGCAAGACGAGTGACTCTAGCCATCATCACAAGATCTTGCTTATGATTGCTTAACTTTCTAGGGTCTAGATGTTCTGTTGCCTCCTCAATCCAAGCAGGGGTCTCCCACTCTGATGTCTTTTTACCTGCGGCTTTTCGCAGGTATGTATTAAGAGCGTCCAGATCTTCTTTAAACGGCTGAGGAAACCACTGATAGTTACCTAACGCCCTGTTGCCAGTATCTTTGTTGACTACTCCTGACGTATTCCAGCCGCCAGAACTCTCAATATCCTTGATAGAATCAAGAGACCATCTAATATAAGGGGCGGCGTCTGTGGATTCTAAATCAGTTAAGTTATCAACCATCCAAAGAACAACAGGTTCTTGCATGATTGGATCAGATGCCGCCGCTCGCGTATCTCTATCCGATAAACTAACGTTTGTCATGTTGATCTACCTTGCTGATGCTATTGTCTGTATGGATATTAGAGTTACGTTTTAAAGAGTTGGGATTATTGCATTGACCGTACCTTCTGTTGGGTCTGCATTAAAAGTTTCTTTCACAGCCCTTGGGTATCTCTCTCGCCATACTTTAGTAAAGGTATCATTCCATTCCTGCCACAGATCGTTGTGGTTCTCCCTTACCCAATCTGCTGTAACTTCAGACGGGTCTGCATTAGGTAGATCTTGAGCAAACCTAGCGACCTGAGAATCTAAGAACTCTGCTCTGCCTGATTCCTTACCGTACCCATCATCCATATTTTCTATTGCGGTTCTTGCGTCTGCACCCGCTCTGTTCTCTGCCCGTTTAACTACGTCTTCTGTGTATTCTTCTGCAAACTCTGCGCTAACAGTGGACATCTGATTGATAAACTCGTCCCGCACTGCTTTGTCTAGCTCGGCAGGCTGGCCTTTTAGCTCTGGATTCATGAGTAGAACAGTTGATGCGGCACTGGTCATGACTTGATTAATAAGGGCAGAATTGTCTGAGTCTTGCAACCAAGTCAGGGCATCTGCCTGATCTGTTGCTAGCTTACCAAACCACCCCATTCCTTTCTGTGTGTCTAAGCTCTTGACTAAGCCTGTAAGCGCCCTAGCGCCAACAGTAGGAGCCACAGCCTTTACTGCCGTTATATTACGCTCACCCTGCCCCTTATATGCTTCTAGCTTTGCGCTAGAGTACTCGGCTAACCTACCAATATAAGTAGGATGGTCAGGTCCATACTGCTCAGACAAAGTATTTACAAGATTGGCATAGCCCTCTTTATAAGTATCATGGTCTCGCTTACTTAAACCGAGAGTCTGAAAGGTTTCCCACGGTACTTGCTTAGACTGCTGTATTAGCTCGGCCCACTTAGCCGTTGCATCTCTTCGTGCTATTGCCGCATCAGCTTCTTCTCCCTGCTGCTTTCGCAAGACTGCATCTTCCTTTGCTATCAACCTTAAAGCGTCGTCACCTTCCACTCCATTGCCGTATCTACTAGCACTACCGCGATCATTCATGGACTGAACAAGACTAGACCTCTGCCTGTCTGCATTAAGCAAAGCAACATTTAGGTTTTCAAGCTGGGCGTTAGGCATCGGGCCAACATTGCTATCCCTAACATCTCGGGCTGTCATCTCCGAATGCGTGGTGTTCATGCCTGCAATTGTGGAGTTTATGTCCCTAAGTTTCTGAGTGTCTTGTGCGGTGGCTGTCTCATACTTCTTTTTTTGTTGCTCGGCATCAAGGGTTTGACTCATCAACATGTAGTTTTTAGCCTGATCTTCATAGCCATTCCTGCTGGCCCAGTTAGCCATAGCATTCAGGTTGTCTACATTGTTCATGTCAAACTCTGGTCTGCCATATTTGCCCAGCACCTTGTCTGACCCAGCCATAAAGTCTGGTCTTGCTACAGTTCTGATAGCGTTACTTGTCCACTCACCACCCTTGCCTAGCTCGCCTACATCGCCTGCAATACCAGATAGGAGTCCCTGTAGCCGTGCTGATTGGTCTTGTCCTGCCATGTTAAATGCTCCTAGTCAAATATGCCGCTTAGTAAACCACCGACATTATCGAATATCGAATCGTAAAGATTACCTTCAAGCTCACTAGCCGCCTTCATTGAGTTAACACCTGCCTGTATGCCGCCAAGGTTAAGCTGACCAAGGTAGCCTTGACCTGTTAGCTGACCAGTTTGGTATCTATCAGCATCAGCACCAGCCAACTGCAATAACTGCATCTGTTGTTGCATAGGCAAGAAGCTAGTTTGATATGCCGACTGACCCATCTGACCATACTGGTTAGCCATTCCTGCCTGCTGTGCCTGCTCTGCTAGACCCTGCTGTTGAGCCATCTGGTAGGCTTGATTGCTACCCTGTACCCTCGCCCTAGCCATAGCCGCATCTTCTGCTGTGCCGCCAAACTGAGAGCCTCTGATACCACCACGACCCATAGCATACTCATCAGCCTGCTGTTGGGCCTGCATCTGATTTAGCATGGGGTTTTGAACAGCCATGTTCTGCTCATATAACTGCTGTTGCCGTGCCGCTGGATCAACCATTGATTGATTCATAAAGCCGTTAGCGGCATCCATGTAGTTATTAGCGTAGCCGTTATACGCTTGATTCTGACCTACACCAAGATCAACTTGAGGTCTGCCATTAGGGCCAGTGCCAATAGTAGTGCTACCTAAGCCACTACTAACCCCATAGCCTTGGAACTGACTGCCCTCTGCAAGCTGATTGCCAAGCTCTGGCATAGCGCCAGTGGCTACCCCATCCTGATAGTTGTAAAGCCCCTTGCCGTAATCCCTTACGTCATCGGCCATTGAAAAACCGCGATCTGCTGAATACAGTCCACTTAAAGCTGAAAGAAATCCGGGAAGGCTCATTTAAATCTCCTAAACTAGTATGCGCCCTGAGAGCGTATTAATAGAAATCTGTTGCATGGCAAATGGTCTGCCGTCTATGTCGAAATCAAACCCAACGCGCATCATGTCGCCCGATCCTTTGACGTTGCACTTGCCTGTACGAAACTGACTGACTTTGCCAATCCTTGTTTCCTGAGTCTTGATCTTTCCTAAATAAGGCATGAGATTTGTAGAAAACCCCCACCTGCAAAATAGATTCTGTGGTGGATTGGGTGGATTAGATCCAACAAGATCTCTGTGGTAACTAAAGCTAATAGACTTAGGCACAAGGGTTTGCATTAAGGCATCACCAGATAACAACACGCTAGACTCGTAGCTTAGTGTGTATTTCTCTGGCTGTGTATAGCCACTGTAAGCAAGCACCCCCCTACCATCCCTGCCTCCTAACAGCTCTGTTTCTCTGTTGTCTGTCTGCAAGGTGACACCAGTGTAGAAGTCACAGCCTGTCCATCTGGTAGTTCTTAAACCACCAGTGGCTCCCGGCTGTCCTAGCTGAAAGCAGTATGCCTCTCTAAGCTTAGGGAACAGGCAGATAGCAATGGTCTTAGAGGATAGGTGAGACAGCCTAACAGTGTCTCTGTTGTTAGCTATGTCTGCCCTAATAAGGGTGGCAACATTAAGGGACGGCTCTGAAATGGGAGTTGATTTCTCCTGCACTACCCTACCAAGCGAGCGTACTCCCAGAGAGTCAACGAAAAGAAGATCGCTACCAACGTTGCACATAGCGTCCTGATTAGCGAGGCCCACATCCCTGATTGCATCCTGTAGTCTTAAACCGTTGTCGCCAGCAGGATCACCCTGCGGCCCTGAGTAAATAAGAATTGAATGGTTGCCAAAGATAATAAGGAACCCGTTGTGTGCGGCTATTCCCTGTATCTTGTCATTGCCGTTCGGCCAGTATTCCCTGACGTTAATAAGGCCCGCTGTATTTGAGCCATCAGTTGTTGCGTCATACCAACGAGTAGGGCGCAGAAGATCAGACCAATAAACAGTGTCATAGTCACCATTAATGCCACTAACCCACAAGCGACCATAAGCGGCGCAAGCAATATCCCCATCAATTTCATTGTAGATTACCCCTTGCTGATCTGTGGGCGGGACATAATCAGGATCATCAGATAGCTTAGAAGCAACACCACCCTCATAGACCATTACAGGATCGCCCTTAGAGAAGCTGTATATAGCATTCTTGAATGGAACTAACTGCGCCCTGTTAACACCGTAGGTTGGTGTGACGTTCGAGACTTCCTTGATAGTCCCCTCATCAATAGTGATGCCAATGTATCTGTCATAGTCCATCTGGCCTACTCTTCCGATACCGGCTATACCAAAGATTGTAGTGCCGGGTACGCCAGCAGACCGCACCTCACTGTAGTCAGCAGAGCTATAAAAGCTAACGGAATACTCTGCTACATTTTTGGCATCTAGATCCTGCTCATCAACAACAACGTACTCAAGCCTGACAATCTCAAAGGTCTCTCCCTCAGCGAGAGTTATCTCATGAGAGCTAATGTAATCAGCAAATGCTTCTCTGGCCGCTATCCTGCCAATCCTATCAATGACTGCGTTGTCTGCTCTCAGAGCAAAATCTAGCCCCTGCTGAAATGGACTGATCTCAGAGTTAAGACCCTGTACTCCCGGCCCCGGTATGCTTAGCTGTTGTAATGCTTGAGCCATTAATTAGCCTCCCACACATATTCACCAGATGAGTTGGTCACATCCCAAGAAATAGCGTCAGAGAGATACTGCTTAGCTAGTTGAAATATCTCGGCACTGTTCTGACCTCCTGCCTCTCCTCTTTCTCTCTGAGAAAAAGCTAATGCGTAATTCATAACTGGATCATCAGGCACTAGAATCTGATCGCTATTTTGAACAAGTCGTACTCCCTGCCCATGTCCATACACATATAGCTGGTTGCCCGGATTAGGGAATGTTGCAGAACCAAACTCAGAGGAGGCATATTCAAATACATTGCCGGTGCCTGTGTATTTATTACTTGGCCTTGGATATACATTAATCTGCACGGCATGTTGCTCTACATGAGAGGGAGCAAACCAAGAAGGAGACCCCATCTCCCTGCCCTTAGACTCAATCCATTTGCTAGGCACTTCTTGTAAAGGCATTCCGTTATTGTATTTAACTAGATAAATAGAAGATTGCTCAGCAGAGCCACCAAGCCTGTACTTATACTTCTCATGAGCTAGATCAACTATCCACAGTTTCTTCAAGGCATTCCAAGCATGTGACCGCTCTACAAAAGAGCGAGCATCATTAACAAACTTACATACCATCCGTTGCTCTGGGTCATTCTCTGGGTCATTAACATCTGTGACCTCCTCTTCCCGCATACGGACGAGGACTTCATTGACCATCTCTAAATAATTCATGTAAGTCTTCCTGCTTCATATAATTCAAGATCGGTTAATGGCTTATCACCAGAGAAGTCTATGCCTAGCGCCTGCTGTGCCATGGCCTGCTTTAACATTCCCATGTTCTTTTGGTACTCAGCAGACTTAGCTCCCTTGCCTCTGTAGCCAATGTCATAGTCCCTCCACGCAAGATCAGTCCACAGCACAGGGTCACTGCTTCTTGGGTTGCGTAGGTCTACTGGCTCTTCTGGCAATACAACTGGCCCCGGTGGGCCGCTAGGCAACTGCTCAGTGCTTACATATGTAACAACGTCATCGTTTGCCCCAGAAAGCACAACAGTGTTATTCACTACATCGTCACTAGCCGTGGTTGCTACTACGTCGCTGGTTTTTGTATCTACTACGTCGCTGGTTTTTGTATCTACTACGTCGCCATTCTTCTCAACAATATTGGTTTTCTCAGTGGGAATCTTGTCAGTGTCGCTAGAGGCAACCTTGTTGTTATTCTCCTTATCCTTCTTAGTCATAGCTCCTTCAATAGCGCCCTGAATGATTACATCCATAAGCGTATCTACCTCGCCGGGAGTTACGCTTGCAGAAGGAATGCCCATAGTGTCAGCGCCTGAGTAGGGGAACATTATTTGCAGGTTTTCGTAATGACTTCGATCAGCATTACCAACGGCATCATTAGGTACAGTTATAGATTCGTTAGCCCTAAACGCCGTACCTTGTGAATACGGATGAGCAATGTTCCCTGTTGATGGGTCATAAAGAGTATCTATCCCTCTGGCTACACCATACTTTTCGCTATCACCCCTTGGGTTGTCGCTAAAGGTGTACTTCTCATCAAGCCCGTCATCACCATGAAACCAAGGATTCTCGTCGTATAGCACCTTAGCCCTGTCGGTCATTGCGACTCTCTCATCCCATGTCATGTTCTTATATGCAAGCTCATATGTAGAGTAGTCGGCGCTTTCTATATACTTTTTAGATGTCCCATCCCCCTGATCCCTCCAGACGACTCTTGTTGCTCCAGCAGTGCTTGGATCTACTTTACTGCCAACATACTCATCTATTAAGTTATCCCACTCTTTCTGATCCCATTCTCCACCGGAAGGGCTGGCTATCTGATCTCCATCTTTACCTGTTGATCCAGTTATGAAATCAACCCCTTGAGAGATCTTGTCTTGGACCCAGTTAATTCCGTCTTCTACTTTGCCAAACCCTTTGGCAAGAGTGTTAGTAATGGGGTTATTAGCTAGCCCCATAGTTCCCCTTCCAAAAAGCGTTGCACCTTGATTGTCTATTAAGTCATCTTGCTCTGCCTGAGAGAGACTACTAGCTTGAATTCTCGTACCGTCTTCTAGCTCTATTACATCGCCAAGTCGGAAGCCATGAACAACGCCGTCCTTAATAGATCCCATCTTGTCTAAGAAGTCAGCTACCGGCTGGAGGTTTAGCTCAGACTTGCCAAGAATAGGAGACAGCAGGCCATGCTCACCTAGCAAAGCACCGGCATCAGTTGAGCGCCCATACCCTTCTGCTAGTACTGCCTCTAATGTTTTTTGGTAGTCGAGTTCCGGATTTAAGGTCATTCTTCTTAATGCTTCTTGCTCCGGATTGCTGAATTTGTAGTCATCTATGATGTCTTGGCCTACATTCTTGGCACCCTTTATAAGCCCACCCACTAAAGAGTTTTGTAAATCTATATTCCCAGTAACAATGCCATCTGAAATAGTTGTGTTTACTCCACCTTCTACAACACCAGAAAGGAAAGAGTCAGGGTTACTACCACCCAGTGTGCCAGCCAGAGTTTTAACAGAGGTCTGAGGCATTAGCTCATCAGCTACCCATCGACCGGGGTTTCCTATCCCTGCCATCGCCGCGCTAACAAGAACAGACTTGGGATTAACTTTACCTGTGACCAGAGCCTGTCCCGCCGCATTAGCAACGCCAGCACCTATGCCTGTAGCAAGCCCAGTAGGTACGGTGCTAGCAGTAGTTGCGGCTGAAGCTAAAAGGGGATTTGCGCTAGCGGCTACACCTGTAGTAGCTCCAGCACTACCTAAAGCCCCTGCCGCAAACTGTGTAGCAAGAGGAGCCAGCATCGCACCAGCACCAGCGGCTACTAGCATCCTGCCGTATTCAGGGTTAGGGGTCTTAAATGTCTTGGTGAAGTTGCTTCCATTAAACTCAAACACGTCCCCATCACCGTTCTGGAAACTAGTGTTAATGCCATACTGGTCAGCTAGAGCATTGAATGGATCTGGGTCTTCATCCCTATTCAGCCCTTGATTAACTAGGCTGGAAGTATCTTTAATAAATGAAACATAGGTGTCTTCATCAAGGTCAGGGTTGGCCTCTTTAAAGTAGCCCATGCCCTGATCTGCGTTCCACTCTGCCCTAATGTCTTCTTCTGATTGATACCTGCCCCGCACAGATATAGTGCCATTCTCCTGTCTATTGAAGTAATTACCCTCATAGACATCACCAAGCTCTTGGGAGTTTGCATAGTAGTAAAGGGGGACATTACCCGTCTGCTCTGTCTCCCACCCCTCAAGTGTATAAGTAGAGTCTTGGGCATACATCTCCCCATCCTCTCCCTCTACAACAGGGCCGGGTCTAGCGTCCCTAGCCTCCTGTATATAACCGCTATTAAGGCCAAGAAACTGATTGCTGGGCATATCAAATACACTCTGAAATGCACTGCTTTGAACTACATCATCAGTTATAAAAGGTGATTTATACGGCCCCATATCAACGCCTCTTAGCTAGTTGCCCAAGCATGAATGGCCCCATGCCACCTGACAGCGACATCCCTGTGTTAGCAAGTGCGCTCCACTCAGGGTTATCCCCAGACAGCATTCCTTCCTGACGCGCTCTCTGAGCTACAGCCTGCTGTACTGCCTGATTCTTGGGAGCAACACCCTTGCTCACTTGCTGTGCTGGCCTTGCTTGGGAAAGTTGCTGGCTTTGAGGCTGACCAGCGCCGTTAGGATTTGTGTAAGGGGCATTGTTCCCTAGTGCTTGCTGATACCACACCTGACCTGTCTCTGGATTAACACCTAAGTGGTGACCGCCGCTAGTGAAGTTTGTGAAATAAGCATTTGGCCCTTTTATGGCCCCTTCCATTGGCTCTAATACAAACTGACCCCAAGGGTTTTTCTTAACTAGGTAATCACCAGCACCTGTTTGAAAGATCTGTCCTTCCTCTGCCGTGCCAGAAATTGGGCTGTCCCAATCTACCTCACCGCCCCAGCCATCAGTATTACCAATCCCACCAACAGTATTACCGCTAGTGCCTGCCGCATAGTCTGGGTTTAATGATTGGTTGTTAGTGATCTTCTGAGGGCCGCCTCCATATAGTGCGGCTGTTGTCATATGAACATTAGGGTTGCTCAGCATGAAACCCTTTTCATCTACCAGCCCTTCATGTCTATAGATCTCAAAGGCAGTAGGGCCGCCCTGACTTGCAGGTGGTGGGCCTACCCCATTTGCTTTGTCTTGCTGATATTGGGCTGAAGAGTAATAACCAGACATGAATATCTCCTATTGACACTGTGGTGGTGTGGGGCCAAACGTGACCGCACAACTCACATCTACTACGGCAGTTGTGCCGTCACCGCCAGATACATCAGCAGTGCCGTCACCATCTACATCAATCGAATAAGTAGCGCCTGCGGCTTTTAATTGAGTTACTAGCTCACTCAGAGTCATTGCCTGCCCTTGATAATCAAGAGTGGTATTCATCGAATAAGATGTAGTAGTTGTAGTCGCAGTGTCTTCGCTTGTTGTCGTAACAATGCTGTTATCAACAGAAGCCGAATCTTCAAGATCATAGTAATCACCACTAACTTCAATTCCAGTTTGAGCCGCCGCAACACTACCCAATCCTGCAACCGCTTCGACAATCCCCCTGTCCGCAACTTGGTCGCCCAAGAGGATTTCTCTGTTGTTATCCGATGCGTTCCTTTGTGTTTCTGCATTGATAGCCGCGATCCCTACGCCAGTTATTAATCCACCTACTGTTGGAGCCAGTGCTTTAGTCCATTCCAGAGCCTCATTGGTCTGTCTCTGTAGCCCAATTACAGGAGTATTTGACTTGTCCTGCTGAGAGGCTCTGGTTCCTATCACAGCCAACGCTACAGCCACACTTGATGCTTCCTGTGGGTTAGCTTCAGCGACCCGTGCAAGAGCTTCCATGAGGGCTAGCTGGGTGCTTGCTTCAGCCTTGGCTTCCTGCACCATTGCCTCTCTCTGTACAGCCACTATCCTTACTTGGTCACTGGCATGTTGTGCATGTCTGACATTACCCTTTTCTGTGGCACAGCCTGTTACAGCCAAGACTGTGGCTAATGCCAAGACCCTCATGATGCGGCCTCAAACAAGTCATCAAGCTGTTCATCTGTGATATTAGCGGCCTGAGCCACCTCAATTACCCACTCATCTAGCCTGTTAATCTTGGTGGCATATCCCCAGTGAATAGAATAGGGAGTGACATCAACGCCTTCAGCTTCAGCAGTAGCATCCAGAGTGGCTACAGCCGCGCTCATAACGCCGTACACGCCTATCTGATCTAGCTGTAGTCTGAGGTTCTCGTTAGTGGCCGAGAGTCCCTGACGCTTCTTGAGGAGCTTCTGAGCCTCGTAGTCAGCTATCTGCTGTTCTACTGTGGCCTCTTTAGTGGCAGTGAACATAGGCTGTACCTTCCACGCCTCCACCCAGTTGCCTTCCTTATCCTTCACAGCGCCATCACCTACAGCTACCTCGTAGTCACCCTACGTCAGGCTTAGGACTAGCGAGGACGGGGTCAACGCCTAAGAACTCTAGGGTATTGACAGTCCATACCTTGGGTAAGCTGGTGTTGGTGTTCTGTGCCTTTAGCTCTGACTTGGTAGCCAAGGAGCCGTCTGTTCTCTTCCTGTATTTCATGTGTTGCTCCTTATGCTATTGCCATGTAGATGTATGTACCGCCAGCGACACTAACTTCTGAGCTTCTCGTTTTGAAACCCACGCTTGCGGGAGAAATCCTAGCCCCTGCCCTTGACTTTTCAGTATTATTTAGCGCCAGCTTTGGACTATCGTTGTCGGTAATGCCTCTCAGAGTATCGAAGTACATCCAATCGCTAGCGTCATCAGTGCGCTTAATCAGAACGAACCTAGCGCCGTTGGTGAAGCCGCAGTCGATCTCTGTCGCGGAACCACCATTCCCTGTGTAAGTACCGATGTCACAGATGCCGGGGACTGAGGCGAATAGGTAGGCTATGTGTGAAGTCCCGCCTGTATTTACCGAGACATACGTTCCCAGCGTGAAAGATGTGTCGCTTGGGCTTGTGCTATTCCATGTGTCTGGGGAATCTTGTGCTTCGTTAGGAAGATCAAGCCACAAGCTTTTAGTAGCGCCCACCTCACTGACGTATACCGCCCAATTACTGTTAGTCCTCCTTCTAACCCACATCATCTCAGGCGCTACGCCTAAGTTATGAGCAACCTCACGCCCTGCCTGACCGTCGCCCTCATAAGTCACCACATCGAAGAAGCCGGGTGCGCGCTTGAAGCCCCATGCGTTATAATCGCTAGAACCATTGAAACCTTCGACCCACCCATTCATGTGATCCCAAGTTATATTAGTATTTGGCACTGCGGCGCTAGAGTTGTTTGCAAACATGTGTTCAGCACCTTGCAATCTACTGCCTATATAATTTTCACTTCCCGCTGACGGGTTCACCTCCCACGCCATATCTGGAGAAAGCCCTAAGTTAAAGGAGGGAGTTGTAATTGTGGATTCCCCCTGAACAGTATTAAACAACTCCTCAGGCTCGAACTCTTCCGCAGGCTTGTTCGGGCGGCGTATCGCCATGTAGATGTATTCGTCGCCTGCCGTACCTCCGTTTATCCCAGCGTTTACCAAGTCGATAGAAAACCCGTCTGGGTTGACCGATAGAAAGTTAGCTCCTCCCGCTTCGGCCGCGCTTGAGTTTGCGACCAAATACCTGTCATCCCCACCGGTAACTATTCCCCTAAAGGCATCAAACAAGAGCCAATCCCCTGTGCCTTCTGCGGCCTTAATGAGTACCCACTGAGGTTCCCACCCAAGAGAGACATTTAAAGGCGTTGTGAGGGTAGCCGCGTAGCTCCCGCACTGGATCATGCCCTCGTCACTGTCGTCGTGGGCGAAGACGTAGGCGACGTATTCCTCACCGACGACGTTCTCGTCAAGGTTACTCCTGTAAAGACCAAAGGCGGTGTCGTTGGCATAAGTAAACCCGCCATAGCCAGAAAGGAATGCGGTGTCGTTGCTTAACTGGAGTCTTCCTACGTCATTCGAGCCAGAAATGTCCCCCTCTGTTGTGCCGCCCGTCCACTCAGGGAAGCTGTTATGCCACACATGCCAGTCTCTACTTACGGATACAGACTTAATGATAACCATGCCGGGAGTGCATCCGAGTCCGTGTGGCACGGCTCTATTCTGAACGCCATTCCCCGTGTACGTCACCACGTCGAAGAACGAACGGGCCTTGCGGAATGTCCATGAGGTGAAGTCTTCTCCCGTTTCACTGATTCCGTAGAAGTCGCCGAGAGTAAAACCGTCAGAGTTGAATGAATTCAGGTTTTGATTGCTGACTGGGGATTCCGGTTGATTCCTGTTAGTCTCAAGATGCGTCCCTGCGCCCCTTTCGGTGTCGTATAAATAATGAGGGCGATCTCGGCTTCTTTCTTTGATCCAGACCATGCCACCTTCACCGTCTAGGTCTATGCCATTAACGATGGCTCTAGATGAGCTTGACTGATCGCCCTCGTACAAGTAAGTAGAGAACACGTCGTCAACGTAGTAGCCAACAGGAGGTCGTGGCTTGTTAGGCTTGCGGATCGCCATGTAGATGTACTCTCTACCGCTAACCCCAAAATCAACGTTTACGCTAAACCCATTTGGATTTAGAGTCAGAGAGCCGCCCGCATAATCTGATTCTATTTGGTCTGAGTTAGGCCTCAACGTATACGCGTTGCTGGTGCTTATGCCTCGCATGCAATCAAATAACTCCCAGTTACCTGATGCGTTTGCAGACTTAATCATTACAAGCTGGGGTTCCCAACCAAGCTCTATATCTTGGTCAGCACCAGTACCCGTGTAGACACCGCACTGAATTTGACCAGAGTCAGTCTCATCATGGGCGAAGAGGTAGGCGACGTATTCATCGCCATTGGCGTTTATCCCACCTGGGGTTGATCCAATTACAATATGGGTGGCAGTCTGGGTTGTTGCAAACTCTGCCCTACCAGCCTGTGAGTTTGAATCGTTGAGCGTTAAACTATGTGTAGATCCGCTATTAGCCTCGCCTAGATCCCTATGCCATACAGGCCAATCAGATGGAGCGTTCGTCTTCTTAACAATAACCATCCCCGGCTTAACGCCAAGGTTATGTAGTATCTCACGCCCTGCTACGCCATCACCCGTGTACGTTACGATGTCGAAGAACTTCTTGGCTTTACCAAATGTCCATGAGGCGTAGGTTCTAGTGGCGTTGTTGACTTCACCGCCCGTACCTAATGAAAACCCATCGTTGTTGAAGTATGTGACGCGGCTGTCGGCGTCTATTATCTCCTGATTACCACTCTGAGATGCCAAGTAGGAAGACTGCCCCCTCTCCGTATCTACTAGCTGATGCGTTACAGACTGATTCCTACACTTAATCCAAACCAGACCGCCCTCACCGTCGAGGTCAACGCCGTTACGGATTCGGAAAGGACCGTTTCTGCCGTCGTACAAGTAAGTAGAGAACACGTCGTCCGTATAGGTTCCCTCTGGCTCACCGCCGCCACCAGAGTGATCGCCACCGTTATCAGGCACCGATGAGGATGTGGTCATCCCACTGAGTCGTCTAGTAGCCATACTTAGATGTCCTTGCCAGCAACCAATCCAACAAAAGAAGAGCCGCCGTCATCAGTGGTGAATACAAATACATCTGACCTGTCTGCTGTAGCTGTAAGAGCAGGTGCCACCCCTCCCGGCCACTGGACTGAGGCAGGCCATGTGACAGTAAAGCCACTACCACTAACATCCTGCTTGACCTTCAGGCTGAAACCAGAGGAGCCAGTAGCAGGAGCATCTGCAAAGCTGATAGTTGTATTCTCAGAAAGGACTAATGAGAAGCTCCCTCCTGCACTCAATGAAACAGATGGTGTTGCTCCTGTAAGAACTGTGTAGCCTTCTGCCAATCCACTGCCCTCAATAGACAAAAAGTCCCCAGCAGGAACCTCTGAAATCTTCTCTGAAGTAGCATCAACGTATGTTGGGATTCTGTTAGCCATGTGTTATCTCCTATGCGGCCAGTGGCAATTCAAGCTCACCACCGCGTGTCATTACGGCTAACTTTTTGCCGTCTACTGTTAAGGGAAGCTGTGCGTCACCAGACCGCAAAACAACTGGCAGGGTGTAAGTAACGCCACCCGCGTTATCTAGCGCGTCCTGAAGTCCGTTGACCTCTGCAATCTCATGAGTGTGAGCAGATGGTGGGAATTCTGTAGGCTTATTCTCTATGTCAGCCCAATCAGATGAACCGCCGCCACCGTTGTTATCGCCATTACCACCGCCAGTATCAATAGCATTAATCTGAGCTTGCAAGGCGCTGTCAGCATCCTTCCTGTCTTGGATTTCTTTATCTAAGTCAGCTTGGTCTGCTACATTATCTGTATCTAAAGTAGATAGATCTCTGGCAATGGCCTCAAAGTCATCTTGTAGATCTGAGCCATAGATAACCTTGTCTGGATCACCTGTCTCAAGACCGTCCTTTATCCTGTAATTATGCTGTGGAACATAAGCCATCAAGTTTCTCCTTGATAAGCATCAACAATAAGCAAAGAGAAAGCTGGTGGAGCAGGTGGTTTTTGAAACTTCTCGCCACCATTAACTAAGTATCCCCATGCCCACTGAACAAAGTTAGCCGCCTGCCAGTTAACCGTTGCTATAACATGGGAATTCACTTGCGGAGTGGCGTAAGGCTGAATGAGAACTGCGTAATGCAGATCAAACTCTGGAATAAGGTTCTCAAAATAAACTCTGCACATGCCCCAGCCTGATGTCATGTCCTGACCATCATCAAAAGACCCTTGCATGTTATAAACATCACCAATGTTCTGGCCGTACTTCTCTTCTTCTCCATTCCATTTGAGACTTGCTACAACTCGCTTGCTTAAATGCTCTGATATAGCCTCAAACTCATCAGACAATTGCCCACCCACTATTAGCCGCTCTTGCGAACCAGCAGGTGCAGTGTCCTTTGATCTAAAATCATGTATAGGAGTGTAATTTGCCATATCAGAATCCTTAATAAATGCTCCCCCGAAGGGGAGCGGTACTTACTTAACCAGCAACGTAGATAACTACACCTGACTCTGGACGGTATACGTCTTCACCGTACAGGGTATCAGCAGTCATCAAGTCTGCAAGGTATTCTTGCTTGTATTGGGTCTGTGTTCGCACAGCCATCTGCTCAGCAATTACCAAAGCATCTGTGTGGAACAACAAGCAAGGCTTCTCACCGTCAGCGTTAGCAGGCAGGTTGGTAGAAACATATACATTGATGCCGTATAGCTCACCGATCTTGCCGTTAACTACGCCCTTACCATTAACAAAGTCACTAGATACATAGCGATCAATGCCCATGATGTGGTTACGGGCGGCTGGTGGGATAACTAACTTACGGTTATCCATTGGTACATCTGCATCATCCAAGATTTGAATAGCATCTCGGAAGGCCGCATCACTAAAGTCACCAGCAGAGCCAGCAACAGCAGGGTCAACAAGCCCTGTATCTGATGACATGCCTACAGTGTCAAAGTTAGCAATGGCAGTAGCAACAAGATCAGCATCAACCTTGCTTGCTAATGCGTAGCCAGCGTCCTGCGTGTAGAACTTACGCATAGAAGCCAGTGCCTGCACTGAGGTAATGTCCTCAATCAAGCGGCTGTACTCCCAATGCTGATCTACAACGATCGCCTTGTTACCAGAAGTGTCAGCAACCAGTGTTACCTGAGTCTCTGTTACCTTCTGATTAGCCGATCCGCGCAGTGGCATGGGGATATTGATGGTATCTCCCTTCTTGCCAGCCATCTTCAGCGACTTAACGAGTGGCTTCATTACCAAGGACTTCTCGTACTCAGCAATGATCTCATCACTCCATAACTTAGGAATGAATGTTGCGTGGTTCGTGTTATTAACGCTTGAACCAGTAGCGTATGTTCCATCTAAAGCCATTATGACTCTCCTTTAAGGATTAATCTCGCACTCTCCCCTCTGCGTAAGCCGCCATGATCTCCGGTTGGAGGGCTTCATAGCGGTCGGGGTCTGACTGCATTAGTTGTCGAATGTCGGCACGGCGGTAAACCCGCTTTGACGATGCCGCGTCTGCATTACCGCGAGGGCCACCAACTGCGGCGGCTCTTACGGCTTTCTTCTGAGCAGTCTTCTCTGCCGCTTTCGCGGTAGCTACTGACTTATTCAACTGTTTGAAGGTTGAAATAAGATCATCAGCTTCATCAACATCACCTGACTGATCCGCGTACTGAAACCTCCGTACACGCGCCGCATTACCTTGAACCCATTGACCAAACTCTGGGCTTTGTAATACTTCTTTTACATCAGGATGCCGTTGTTGCAGAGTAGCCAAGCCTTGAGCATAGTTCAGTTTCTGAGCTGTCTCTCTGGCTTGCTTCAAAGCAGGATGATTGTCAATTCTCTGATCTACTGCTCTCTGAGGATCAACAAAAAAGTCTGCTTCTTCAACTGGCTCTGGTTCCGGTTGCTCTGGAACAGACTGAGTTCTAGCCATAGCTTCAAAGGTTTGTCTCATGTTGCCTAACTCGTTTCCTTGTTGGCCTATTCGTCGATCCTGCTCGCGCACCATCTCCAATAGTTCATCATGTGACTTACCACTAAACCTATCTGGGTTATCTTGCTCAGGCTCTTCTTGCTGTTCAGGTGGTTCCTCTACAGACTCATAATCTGAGGGGTTCTCCTCCTCTAAATTGCCAAGAGTTTCGCCTTCTTCAAGTTCCATTTCTGGCTGTTGCTCAACGTCAAGTAGTTCTGCCATGCTATCTCCGTTCCTTTAAAGGGTTGTCGGAAAATTGAACAGGGGGTTTTCCATAAGGTTCCCCTGCTATCGCCCCCGGATGAGGCGAGTTCTTATTGGAAGGTGGGATCTTCATCGTCATCTTCCGTAATATTCTTAATATAGTTTTCAAAGTTCAGCATCATTCTAAGGACAGCTAACCTACCCTTTTGAAAGTGCAGATCTTCAAGGGTGTTGCATGAATCCAGATTACACATCTGTATCTGCTCTTCCCACTCATCTACCAAGTTCTTCCAACCCGGCATATTGAATAGATCTCTTGCCTGCTCTTCTTCTCTTTCTGAAATCAAGCGGCCTCCTCTGCCAGTGAAGCTATAAACTTCTCTAGCTCCTTCAGCTTCTTCTCTGTCTTCAGTAGCTTCTGATCAGCCTTGTCTAGCCTCACCTTCATCTCTGTAAACAAACGCTCAGCATTAGAGCGGAGTTCATCAAATGTGTTCTGATCTACTGGCTTCATATCTCACACTCGCACGTCAATGACGCGCCCCTTGGTTGAATCAGTGCTAGGTACTGTGTCAATGCCTTTGGCGGCATAGGGGATCTTTGATGAGTCAGCAGGGATCTGGCTGTTGTTAAGGTTCTGCGGGTCCATAGCTGGATTGGCCGCGCCTGCAACAATGCCTGTAGGTTTCTGGAATTGGTTGGGCCAAGTGATGCCCCCAATCTGTATAGGGTCTGTTGCCAACTCACAAAGCCTCCAGCTTCATCAAAAAATTCCTGAGATGGTTATGTAGTAAGGCCCAGACCCATTAGCAAAGTTGCCTCCATTCAGGGCAGTCTTGCTGGAGACATAGCAAAGAGCGTGGTCAGGATGGAAATCAATCCTGCTGATAGTGCCTGTTACTTTCATCTTCCACCCACCACCTGATACTTCCCAGATAGTGAAGGGTACGTTATCGCTATAGCGAACGTCTTCACGCGGCGTATTAGTTCCCCAAGCAATGCCATCTCTATCTGTAGTGGCAAGCTCTAGGTGCTGATTACCCGTGCTTTCCTTTACCCACCACTGGAAATACCCATTCGGTAAGTTAACGATACTGCACATGAACTTGAGGCCGGGTGGTCTAGAGGCAGAGACACCATCGCCAGCATTAGACCTAGAATCTACATAGCTCTTAGTGGCCGCATGATGTGACTCGGTAGGCTCCTTTAAGTTATAAACGCCAAGCCGACCACCAACGCCGTGTATCAGTGTCTTGTTCTTGCCTTCTGAGGTGTGTTGCCTAATCTTCCAATCAGTGTCATCAGGTAGCTGGTTAGCTCCTGAGTTATCTAGCTTAGATAAAAGCCCTTGGTCTACATACTCTTGGCTGACGCCTGCCTCATTCTGTGGGTAGACATAAACTTCTTCAGCCTCATCCACCTCAAAGTTGTTAGTGCCTGACAAATACTCAACTGCCAGCGCGTTATAATCTCCGCTGACTACCTTGTACCGAGTAATCTCACCAGCATTCCTAGAGCCAACCGCTTCGACGAACTCAACTATGTCATCAGGGTTTGCAGGCTTAGTGGCCTGTCCGCTTGAGTCAAATGGCGCAAAGCTAATGAAGGTAACATCTGCCGCATTAGGACTGTCGACATATAGCTCACCATTTCTAGTGGCTACATTAACCTGTATGCCCTTGACCGTGTATCGGGCCACTGCGCCCTTAGTGACAGAAAGCTCTTCTACCTTGGCAACAATCTTTGCTTGGTCATCAAGGCTTTTGTCAATCTGATCAATGATGGCCTCTTGCGTAGTTTCTAACTCTTCAATGCCTTCAATCTGCTCAAGGAACCAGCGGTTTACCTCAAGCTGATTGTTAAGCTCAGGAACATTATTGGTGGACTTAAATCGCCCCTTAGAATCTCTAAACACAACATCGGAGTTAGTAGCTACTAGGTCAGTGGTAACAGGTGACCAGCCTTTGTTTGGCGCGCCCTTCTTGTACACCATCCAAGCTGTGTTGCTGGTGGGCTTTTCTACATAACCAGATAAGTCTACAGTGCCTGATCCACCACCACTGCCACCACCACTTACCTTGTAGTGAACCTCTGTGTTCTGGCCTAAAGGCATTTCAATGGTGTAGGTCGTGCCATCAGTCATGGTCACGACAATGGCGTTATCAACATCCTGCTCAATGTTAGCAATGCCTACAGCTTCTTCAGCATCCTTACCGTCCTTGCCGTCCTTGCCATCTTTACCAGCTTTACCCTGCTTGCCGTCACCACCTTTAGGGCCAGCCTTACCTTGTGGGCCGGTGTCACCTTTTGCACCGCGCTCACCTGTACCACCCTGCTTACCATCCTTGCCTGCCTTACCCTCAACGCGAGACTCAGCAATCTCCTTGCGAATTAACGCAATGATCGTGACTAAGCTAATAGCGTCAGTACTCATTGCAGAGGTTGTTCCTCAGCCATCGGTGGCATCTGTTGAGGTTGTTGTGGCTGTAGCATCTGTTGGAGCATTTCCTGCTCGCCCATCTTGTTCTGCATGTTCTGCTGACGCTCTTCTTTCTCGACTTGCCATTTGTCTTCTTGCATCAGCATGTTGGCTAGCTGAATCTTCTTCTCAAAGTCATCATCAACCTTGCCGTCTTTGTCCATGTCAGAGTACTTCAATGCCATTTCTTTAGGCATGACATCCATCTCAACCATGTACTTAGCCGCCCGTGCTTCAGCTTCTTTGGCTTGCGCCATGAGTACAGCAGTCTGGGCTTGCTGTAATTGCATCTGCGCTTGCATCTGTTGCTGTTGCATTTGCTCTGCTTGGGGGTTGGGCTGACCAGCCTGATCTACAACTTCCAGCAGTTTCTCTTTGCTGGTGACATTCATGTGTTCAATGATGGCCTTAACCATAGCTCCATGAATAGGAGACTGTGGTGGCACCACCTGTAAGATTTGGGCTAACTGCTGAACCTCATACTCCCTAGCAATAACACCCAAGCTAGATATAACTGAGAAGTGATAATCCTTTGATGGATACTTCTCTGGATCAAACTGCATGTAACGCCAAGCAGTCTTCTTGATTAATGGCTTGAAGAAGGACTCTTGAAAGTTGACCAGTGTCCTTCTCTGACGCTTCATAACCGCGCCCATGCTCATTGAAATACCAGCGGACGTTGTGTCGCTTGATGGTCCTTTCGCCATCTCAGCGGCGTCCTGTGAGCCTGTAGCCTGCTGTACCATCATCTGTAGGTTCTGAGCTTGGCTGAAACTGATCTGATCTACCTGCCCAAACTTAAACGGCATGATTGACTCTTGTGGTGCGCCGTTAGTTAGGATCATCTTGCCGGGACGAACCTCGAATTTATCCCCTCTTGGGATTCGGGTAGCGTCTACCGCCATCATTGGGTGGGTAGTTAGTGCTAGTGCATCAATCCTTGCTCTCATTTCGGCGTCTAATGCCTTCTGAGACATGTAACCCTTCTCACAGACACCACGACCCCAGAACCGACTAGGTACTACGTCCCAAGGGAAGGCCGCAATAGGCCGATCTTGGCACATATAGGGATTGGCCTGTGCTTTGAGGATCTCCCCGTTAGCAACAACAACCACTGCCTCTGTGTACTTGCCATCTTCTAGCAATTCAGAGTCAACGCCCTCTTCCTTTAATAAGTTAGTAGGCACTAACCCGTAATACCGCTTAACCCTTACCTTTCTAACAGGCTGATTGGTTAATTCTGAGTCAGCATCAATGTCTGGGTCACTAGGGTCTTCTGTAACGTCTATATCACGGTACACACCAGACTCTTGTAGCTGTTCAACCGTGTGTATTCCAACAAACTCTTCAATACAAACACCCATAGCACTGCTTACACAGGTGGCATTGGGGTCAATGAGGAAGTTTTTAGGCTGTATAGGGGTCAGCTTGACCAATGGCCTGTTTTTTGTCTCTACACCATACTCAACAAGGCTTGCCTCTACCGGCATACCGTCTAATGGCTGGGTACTTGGCACATATTCCTTAGAATCTTCTATAGAAATCTCACCAATGCCCGTACCATACACTGCGGCATTGATTAATATCTCCCCAATAGCCGCTCGGTAGTTAGCGCGCTCTATATCCTTGTGTAATTGGTCTCTGACAGCCAAAGATTCTTCCATTGTTGGCTGATTTTGTGGGCCTTGAGCCATTTGAGGTGGCATTTGGGGCATTTGTTGACCACCACCCATCCCCTGCATGGCCTCGGGGGGCATCATCTGAGGAGGTTGACCTTGAGGGGGCGGGGGTGGAGTCTTTTTAGCGTCATCAATGTCAAAGAAAAAGGATTGACTGAATGAAGCTGTCTCTATTTCCGCTACAGCACTTTCAACTGCCTGCTGTAAGGCGGGAGCAATGATCTTAGAACGCTCTGATTGGCGGGTTTTGTCATCTTCAGCCCAAATCCCACGCCAGAGTCTGTAATACTCATCCTGCTTAGCTTCATAGTTAGACTCATAGTGGTCTCGCCACTCTTGAGTAAGCTCTTCAACCCACTCACAAAGCCCATGATCTATTCCGATATGCTCTAAGTCAGCCATTACTTATACTCGTAGTGGTAGGTTTTGCTGGGCTTTTTCTTTTTCGGCTTGGGCTTAGGCTTCTGTACAAACCCACCCTTGCTTTCAGGAGTATAGGGAATTCTCAATGCTATAGTCATAGCCACCCGGCCCTTGTCCCGGCGGTTTAGGGCGCATTTTTACCTTGGAAGATGTCTTTGCCTTTTTTTTAGGGCTGTCTTTGAGATAATATTTTGGCATATTAGAATCCTACTGCATCTTCTAGCGGTTCCCATTCGTCAGCTAACTCAATACCATCCAAGTAAGCCACCTGTGCTATCTGATCGATATAAGACAGCGCATCTAATAGATCATCATGGACTAAGGTGCTAGGGAAATTAGCGGCCTCATCCACAAAGGCATCATTCCAATCAGCCTTCTTTAAATGGATTAAACCATTTTCAAAGCGTCCAGCCAATGCCCACAGTATCCTATTCTCTTTGTTTTTATTGCCATGAGTCAACAGTTCCACATGGAACATTCTTGAGGTTCTTCTCATCACATCCTGTAGGGGACTCATAACGGCCTGCTGAGCAATGCCTCTCTCTATCCCTATGCGATAGGGGCGGTACTTCTCAACGGCGCTGAAAATGCGTTGTACGGTCTCCTCAAGGCTCCACTGTCCATAGATGATTTCTTCTACATACCAGTTACCATCATTACAAACATTGACGCAGGCGATAGCGGAGTTATCTCTTTTCTTGGCCCTTCTTTGACCCTGCATCTTAAAACCGGCCAGATCCACCGCTATATAGTGTTGACCTTCTGGGGGCTTCTTATCGTAGTAATCAAAGTTGTCAGGATTGAAGTTGCCTGATGTTCTGGCATCAAAGCTAGCCATGAATTCCTGTTGGAAGGCAAAGGCGGGTAGGGTTTGTCTAGCATGTTCTATTTCTGCTGGATCTACTAATGGGTTATCAAAAGAGGTGTAGTGGAAGTTATCCCAATCAGGCCACTCGTCAGCACCAGTAAATAGCTCATAGAAGTGGTTACGGCCTTCTGGGGTTCCTATAGCCATCATGGAACCTTTCCTATCAGCCAGTGCAGGTCTTAGGATGGCCTCCCAGACATCTGGCTTCATAAAGGCATATTCATCCAAGACCAAGTGTTTAAGAGATACCCCTCTTAATGTATCTGGTCTATCAGCCCCCTTTAGGAAAATGGTGTTCCCGCCAGCTAGGGTGATTTCAAGGTTATTAACATGGGATCTTTCTATGATGTCCCCAGCTATGTCAAAGATAGAGTGCCACATGACATCTCTACTCTGCCCTTGTGTTGGACTGACGTAGAAGACCTTTCCCTCTTTGGCGTCTAGGGCGTTAAGGATCAGGGATATTGCCGCCAGATAGGACTTTCCGGTACGTCTGCCAGCCGCTATGCACTTAAAGCGAGCTTTACTCGCCATCACTTCTTCCTGCCAAGGAAGCAATTTCAGATCTAGGGTCGCCATGTGTTTCCCTTAGAGTAATTAGCAGAGGGGTTCATTAGCTGTAGGTTCTGGGGGACATGAAGTCCACACACTAGGTCATGGTGGAGTGGGATAATGTGGTCAACATCAGGTCTACCACCAAACACCTTCTTAATCACTTCAGCCGCATAGTAGATATAGTTAATGGCTGGATCATCCTTCAGAGTGGCTTGAAGCTTCCTAGCCCTATAGCGTTGCCAGTTAGCATTCTTCAGGTCTCGGTTCTCTTTTGCCCACTTCCTGCTGTATTCATTCATGGCCTCTTTGTTAGCGGCACGATACTTGGCCTTAATCTCTAGGCTCTTTTCTTTATTCTGGTCTACCCACGCCTTCTTCTGCTTATTCCTCTTTGCCCGTATCTCTGGCTTCTTGTTTAGCTCAGTGTAGTAAGCCTTAACGCAGGTCTTGCACTTAGTGTCATACCCACAGGAGTACGTCTTGTTCTTAAAGAAGTCAGATAGGGGTTTATCAGATTGGCAAGATCTACAGATCACTGCTCATCCACCACATCATCTCAGATTCAGCATCCCTATCAGCTATCTCCTTTTGAGCTACCTCAACATTGAGACCACTGATATTAATTTGAATGGCTGAAGAACCTTTAGAAGTATGAGCAAATGACTGATTGGGTAATACCCTGTCAGCAATCAACCTAACAGCAGACATCTGATCCTTGTGATCATCATCCATAGCAATATCAAAGATCTTGTTAACAAAAGGCCCAAGCTTATTATGATTGAGGAACTGAGCCTTCAGATCATGCAACTTTGCTTTCTGTTCCCTAACAGACATCTCCTGCCTAGTAGAATACTTAGCCTTATGAGCTAACTGCCTCTTGGTCTCTTTCAATTCCTTTGATCTTTCCTGTACATACCCCATAGATAAGAATCCTGACCTTTCGGTAAAGTCTAGCATACGTTTTTCTAGTAAGTTAGAGCGGCACCTCCGGTCCTGACGTTGCCGTTGCCCCCCCTTGGGGGGGTATGGGGGGGTAAGGAAGGTGCGGCTCCGCCGCGGCTTCGCCTTTGACTTTGACTTTGACCTTGGGGAGCTCGAGGGGTACCCCCTCGAAAAGACGGCTGGCGCTTGCGCCAACGTAGCCCTTGACCTTGACCCGCCGTGGCAGTTGACCCGATGGATGCGTACCAGTGAGTGTCAAGATGGCACCCAAGATTAACTATTAGTACGATCAAACCGCTGGGAACCACTAAGCCCTCGGTTACTCCCGAAGGTGATCAGTGATAATAGGTTGGTCTATGTACCACTCCCTCACGTTTCAGTGACTTCTCTTAGCAAAAACGTTGGAACCGGCAGGTTGGTTGCCACACATCTAGTCCCCATAAAGTAAAAGTTAATCAAAGCTATACACCTATCAGTGCTAGGTCATAGCAAAAGCGCAGTTGCTTCTCCCAGCTTGCTGGGGCATTTATGCCTTTGACCTTGCCTTTGACCTTAATAAACGACGCGGCTTGCCGCGACATTCTACCCGAGCGAAGCGAGGCGATTTTCAAAAAAAACCCCCATTGCTGGGGGTCATTACGTTTCGGCAGCTTAGTCACAGTTTCCACACTGGGTTGAGCCGTCAGGGAGTGTGATCTGGTTGGAACCCTGACACTCTGTGCAAACCTGAATCTCCTCCTCATCCTCTAGTGCTGGGTGCATGGGTCCTCCTCATCATAGTGAATGCCGCAGACTTCACAGTAGACTTCCGCCGGTCCTCCCAGTAGCACAGACTCAAGCCAATCAAACTCAAGCTGAATCGCTCGCTGGGTCTCGCCATACTCGGCTGTGAGATACTCGCTCGCTGTCTGGTTCATGCCGCTACCTCCGTGTCACGCTCGGCTTGGTTCATCTTGGCGCGGGTCTTGGCATTCGCTCGGTTCTGAGTATCGCGAGCCACTATAGCCCCGTCATCCTGCGGTCCGTTGCCGCTGTCGATCTCATCCTCTCCCATCAGGCTTTCGACGGGATCAATAAAAAACGCTTTGCTCTGCTTGTCCTCTACACCAAAATAAAAAGTGGGCGCGTCGTCGGGTTTCTTACCTTGGGCCTTCCGGTGTTCTTTGGCCGCCCATTGAATAGCCTTCTCTTCGGTGAGCTTGTAGCCCCAGACGTTGAAGCAAATTCTCAACTCGTTGGCGGTGTCAGGGCATAGCGTCATTTTCATTTCACCGCTTGCTCGACCAGCCCGACCGAACAACCCATAAGAATACATATCAAGAAGGGCAAGTTTGATGTCGCGTGGTGTGTATAACTTAGTCATATGAATAGCCTCAAATATAATTGTAGCCTCATTGCTACAAAACAGATTCTCTCATGGATTGGGCAAGATCGCAACAGATTGTTACTGATTGATCAGACTAAATAAGCATAATGGCATGGTGCTAATAACCAGAATTGACCCCTCCCATGTCTAGCTGGTTGTTAGATGTCAGGTGAAGGAGGCGTCCCCAAGCCGACTGGAGCCGGTTCGGATAGCACCAGCCCAGCCGTAGCATCCACCGTCATAAAGAGTGCAGTATCTGAGCTTGCGAAGGCATCCAAGCTTTTGACTTTGCTTTTGACTTTGGAATTACACACACAACACACAGGCTAGGTTCTGGGATGCTGGAGATGAGGAAGACATAGCAGACACCGTGGGATGCTGGAGATGAGGAACCACTGAGCAGACACCAGTGGGGGATGCTGGAGAAGCAAACATAAAGGAAGACACTCAGAAACTGTGTGGCCCCCATTGCTTACGCGGGGCCACAAAGTTTCCTCGCTTAAATAAAGTTTGATTATCTAACTCAATGTGTTACAATGTGGATTAATCAATAGTGAGGAGGTAGACATGTGGAAGGATGAACATTTGCAGGCACTGATAGTGCTGAGTGTATTAATAATAATTTACTCGCTGGTTTCGTGATCCCCCGCCCAAGTGCGGGATCACTCAACCAACTCGGAGGATGGAGAGATGATGAAGTATAAATTGATAGATGAGAGTGGGCATTTAATAGCAGAGGTTAAGTTCAATAGCAGTATCCATGATGACTTGATAGCAGTGTACCTACAGGACATGTGTGAGTGTGTAGGTGCCATGGGATATGCACCAGTAAAGGAGGCGGCATGAGTTATTACATAGCACCACAGAGTGACACCTTAATGTTGGGTGATGTTGTTATTTACCGTGTTGTTAAGCGACTAAAGGATTTCAAAGCAGAGGATGGCAAGAAGTACCGTGTGTTTAAAGGCAAGAAGGAGAAGGATCTGAGCATTGACTGTCCCTATTTATTATGGGGTGGATGGCAAGTTGAAGAAGGCTAAGCCTCTGATTTTGTATTGAGATTCTGATGGAGACTAGCGATTGGGTAGAACTCACACCTGTAATGTTGGTGCCATGCACTGGGTGTGGTGCGTTATGGCAACCAGATGAGGCATGTTTTATTTGTGATGACGTGCCATTGACTATTAATGAGGAGAGTTTAAATGACATACGAAGTGAAAGGTTATCTAACGATTGATGCTGAAGATTATTGTGGCGAGATAGAAGTACACACAGATGTGAGGGGCATCCTTGAATTGATGGAACACAATGACATTAGCAGTGATGAGGTGATGCAGTATCTAGATGCAAGTGACGGCCTTGATATGGATGATGTGCTGAAGTTTATATCTGAAGATGCAGATCATTCACAGCTATATCAGATAGCGATGGCCTCGTTCGAGAGGATTCAGCAGGACTATACCAATGTGCATCAGCAGTTTGATGCTCAGCGGATACGTCAGGCACAGACTCAAGTAGCAATGGGAGGTACATCTTATGTCAGCTAAGTCAGACCTAGTTGTTAGGCCAATACTAGAAGCCATTGAAAATGGTACTGCCCCTTGGCAAAAGGGGTGGGTATCTAAGGGTGGTATGCCAATGAACCATCTCAGTGATTACAAGTATGGCATTGGTAATGCTGTTAACTGTTGGGTACACAACGAGAAGTATGGGTATACATCTAACCGATACATCTCAGTCAAGAAGGCAATCAGTCTTGGGTTCAAGTTCAAGGGTGAGAAGGGAGATGATGTAAGGAAAACATTTCCCATTTATTTTTTTAGCAAGATGGAACGCAATGATGCAGGTGATATTACCCGGCATCCGTTCATGATTGTTACTAACAACGCCAGCATTGAGCAGTTCGATGGCATTGAAGATGTTAAGGAGCCTGTGTTTGTACATGATGGTGCTGATCTAACACCAGCTACTCAGTTACAGGTAGCACTGGGTGTGAAGATGCGGGAAGGCGAGCCTAGTTACAGGCCGCTAACAGATGAGGTGGCAATGCCTGACCTGTGCCAGTTCAAGACAGTGAAGGGTTACCTATCCACCATGTTCCATGAATTAGCACACAGTACTGGGCATGAGAAGAGGCTCAAGCGTGACATGACAGGTAGGTTTGGCACACCTGAGTATGCTTTTGAGGAGCTAGTAGCAGAGTTATCCGCAGTGTTCTTGTGTGCTGAGCATGGCATTGACTATGACATTGAGCATCATGCTAGTTACTTAGGGCATTGGGCCAAGCTGTTGAAGGATGACAGTAACAAGTTCATCAAGGCCAGTACTGCGGCTAACAAGGTGCTTAGGTATTGCAGTGAGGCAGTAGCAGTGAAGATGAAGGAGGCAGCCTGAATCCGTTGCGCCCTCATTCTTCGGGGGCGCATCCGGTTCAGCCAAGGAGATAGAAATGGAGCTAGTAACAAGCAATAAGATTGAGGTTAGCTGTGACATTTGTGGTGAGGAGATGAAGAAGTCAGGAGATACATGGGC